AAATATTGTTATCAACTTTGATAGTGATACTCCGGGCCGTGAAGCCGCCAAGAAAGTAGCTAGGTTATTTACTCCCGGCAAAGCATTGATAATGATTCTTCCTGAAGAGTTTAAAGATGCTAATGACATGCTGCGTAGTGGTAATCATAAAGCATATACAAACTCTTGGTGGAACGCTAAGACCTATACACCTTCAGGGATAATGAGCGGTAAGGAGATTATATCTAAGTACTATGATCGTCCTAAGAAAGAAGCTATACCTTATCCTTGGGAAGGACTTAATGAGAAACTCTATGGTCTTAGAACCGGAGAGCTTGTTACTGTAACTGGAGGTACGGGACTTGGTAAATCCAGTATCACCAGAGAGCTGGAACATTTTCTTGTTAAGAATACCGATGACAGGGTGGGCATTGTTGCCCTTGAAGAGGATTACTATAAGACTGCTGACTGTCTTGTATCTATTGAGGCCAATGCTAGACTGTATATTGATCACATTAGAGAGGAATATGAATCACATTCTAAAGATAAACTAGATGCTATGCTTCAGGACATATTCAATCATGATCGTGTTTGGATACATTCTGACTTTGGATCTAATGATATCGATGAGATTTTCTCTAAGATTAGATATATGATTGTAGGGCTAGACTGTAAATGGATAGTAGTAGACCATCTACATATGCTCCTATCTGCCAGTACTGAGGGTGATGAGCGCCGTACAATAGATTCAATTATGCATAAGCTGCGGTCTATTGTTGAAGAGACAGGGGCCGGTATGATACTTGTCTCTCATCTCAAGAGGATAGAAGGTAACAGGGGACATGAGAACGGAGTGTCAGTTAACCTTAGTCACCTTAGAGGATCTCAATCTATAGCTCAGTTATCAGACTGTGTGATTGCTTTAGAGCGTAACCAACAAGCCGATAATGAAGATGAAGCCAACACTACCCATGTAAGAGTTTTAAAATCTAGGTATACTGGGGATGTAGGAATGGCTACACACCTACTATACGACAAAGATACAGGCAGATTGTCAGAGCTTTCAGACTATGATGATGAGCTAGGAGATGGCGAGGATGCGTTATGAAATCATTAGTCTTTGATATTGAAACAGATGGTGTTACAGATGTCAGTGTTATCTGGTGCATAGCTGCTGTTGATTTAGATAGTTCAGCTACATATGAGTTTGGCCCTGATCAAATCGATGAGGGCGTAGCTTTACTCAAGCAAGCAGATAAACTAATAGGCCATAACATTATTAACTACGACATACCTTGGATCGAAAGGATGTGTGGCGTTGATCTGTCCGATAAAAAGCTAGTGGATACCTTGATTATATCTAGATTATTTAATCCTGTACGTGAAGGAGGACACAGCCTCAAACAGTGGGGCGAATCAGTAGGCTTCTCTAAGAGTGGCTATGATGATTTCACAGCATACAGTGCAGAGATGATGTCAAGGTGTACCAGCGATGTTATATTAAACAAAAAAGTATACTTTGAACTTCGCAAAGAAGCGGCTGGTTTCTCTAAGAAATCAATTGATATTGAAAATAAAGTAGCTCACATCCTGAAAGAACAAGAAGAGCATGGCTTTCTACTTGACCAAAAGACTGCATCTCTATTACTTGCAGAGCTACAAGAAGAAATGGATAAGGCTACTGAAGAAGTAAAGAAACGGTTCAAGCCTAAAGTAGAGAAGCTTGAGATATTTAAAAAGAGAACTAAGTCAGGTGCTATATCTAAGATGGGAGAAACCCTAGAAGGTAAAGGCATTAGGCTTACTCCCGATGACTATGATGAGATATGTAAGAGAGGATCTATAGTCAGAGAAAAACGCATAGAGTTTAACTTAGGATCTCGTAAACAAATAGGAGAGTATCTACAGGAGTTTGGGTGGAAGCCTAAGAAGTTTACTCCTACAGGTCAGCCAATGGTTGATGAAAAGATACTATCTAATGTAAAGAATATACCGGAAGCTGCCTTAATAGGTAGGTATCTAATGCTACAGAAACGTATAGCTCAAGTTAATTCATGGTTTAAAGAACTAGGAAAAGACGGTAGAGTTCACGGTTTTGTTAACCATAATGGTACTGTTACTGGTAGAATGACTCACAGGAACCCCAACATGGCTCAAGTTCCAAACTGTTCCGCTCCTTACGGTAAGGAATGTAGAGCCTGTTGGGTAGTTCCTTCTAAACATAAGCTAGTGGGTATCGATGCCAGTGGCTTAGAGCTAAGAATGCTGGCTCACTATATGAAAGATGAGGGGTTTGTAGATGAAATACTCAATGGAGACATACACACTGCTAATCAAAGACTTGCAGGACTTGAATCAAGAAATCAGGCGAAAACATTCATCTATGCACTTATATACGGAGCAGGAAATGCAAAAATTGGAGCAGTGGTTGGAGGAAAGCAAGCGGATGGCAAACGACTTAGAGAATCTTTCCTCAATAATCTCCCATCATTTGCATCTCTTATCACAAAGGTATCAAGAGCAGCTCAAAAAGGTTTCTTAAAAGGTCTTGATGGTCGCAAGATTAAAGTACGCTCTCAGCACAGTGCCTTAAATGCATTGCTGCAGGGAGGTGGTGCTATTGTCATGAAGCAAGCATTGATTTTGTTCCATGAAAAAATACAACAGTATGGAGCTGTTGTTGTAGGAAACATACATGATGAATGGCAGGTAGAAGTACCAGAGCAGTATGCTGAGGAAGTTGGTAAGGCAGGTGTTGCTGCTATAGTTCAAGCTGGTAAAGACCTAGAGCTTTACTGCCCTTTAGATGGTGAGTATAAGATAGGAGATGATTGGAGTGAAACACACTAAACATAGTCCTAGTATGATAGGTGATCTAGCTGAACATTATGCTATCACTTGGTTGTGGGATAATGGGTATCATGTATTTAAAAACTGTGGCTGTACAGGCCCAGTTGATATTGTTGCTCTCTCCCCTGAAGGAAAGATAACTTTAATTGATGTTAAGTCCTACAAGGACGGTAGGTTATCCAGTAAAACAGAGACACAAAAGGCGCTAGGTGTTCAGTATCTACACTACAACTCAGAGACACGTAAATGTCGCTTTGTAAGGCACAGAAAATGAAATCTTTAAATAATATAGTAGAAGATATATACAGGAATATACAGCCTCTTTGTGAGGGAGAGTCCCTAGGCTTAACAGAAGAAGATATAGATAAGTTTGGTGAAGACATGAAAAATGTTTTACGTAACTGGTCTAACCCTACAGCTAGAGATTCTAACTTTACATTAAGAATGTCTAATGTAGGTAAGCCTTCAAGACAGTTATGGTATGACAGCAATAGCAGTAATGATTCTTCTGTTAATCCCAGCACAATGGTTAAGTTTCTGTATGGGCATATACTTGAAGAAGTAGTACTTGTATTAGCTCGTTTGTCTGGACATGAAGTTTCTGATGAGCAGAAAGAAGTAACTGTTAACGGTATCAAAGGCCACATAGATTGTAAGATAGATGGTGAGGTAGTAGATGTAAAAACAGCATCTTCTTTTGCATTCAAAAAGTTTAAGTATGGTGGCCTACCCGAAGACGATCCCTTTGGATATATAGCTCAGTTATCAGGCTATGAACAAGCAGAGGGTTCCTCTGAAGGAGGTTTCTTAGCCATCAATAAAGAGACAGGGGAGCTTGCTTTCTTTGCCCCCGATGAGTTTGATAAAGTAGATACTAACGATAGAATAAACTATCTTAGAGAAGCCTTACAATCTAAGAAGCCTCCAAGGAAATGTTATTCTGATGTTGCCGAAGGTACAAAAGGAAACATGAAACTAAGTAGAGGATGCTCTTATTGCCCCCATAAGTTTACCTGTCATGCTGATGCTAATGATGGTAACGGTCTGAGAGGTTTTAGATACGCAAAAGGTATCACTTACTTCACAAAGGTAGTTAAAGAACCTAACGTAGAGGAAGTATTGTGAACGGTAGAAAAAGTAAATTAGCTAGGCGGCTTGCAGAAAAATTAGCACTAGGCTGGCTTAAAACTTTGGTAAGCGAAGAAGAAGCTCAGAAGATTAATGAAAGCAATTTCATGTCCTTCATGCCAAAACAAACACACATAATGAATGAAGGACAGATGCGGCTTATGCCTAACAGTTATAAATGGTTTGTTAAGCAAGTTAAGTCTTCTGGTATTGATGATATTAATGATAGAAGATTTAGATAAAATTGAACTCGCTGATTTAATAATATCAACCAGCACCTTCTTGCTTACAAAGAATGCAGATATAGCTGAAGTCCCCTATGAAATTATTGAAAGGCTTTGCGATCTTGCAGACTATGAATTAGTAATCAGATCTGAGAGTCCTATACATTGAAGAAGAATAACGTAAGGAAAGGTTACAGGAAGCGCAGAGTCCCCCGCCCTGTAGAAAAAAATGTACCTACTAACTACGATTCTATATGGGAATATGC